GGTGAAAGTTAGCTCCATTAAGAAGCAGACGCGGAAACCCCAGGAGGGGTGGCCGCGTCCAGAGTACCCCTGACTTCGAGTTTTAGCCTTGTGGGCTTGGACTCTGGTCACGCGTCCGGGCTAGCATACGCCGAACGTGTTGCTTAATCCTCCGCGCGTTGCGGAAAGATTCCTCGTCGAGCTGGGTTGTCCAGCAATAGAGGATAGCGGGTGCTTCGATCGCAGTTGGTGGGAAATATGCCATCGGGGCCATCCGGCGCCGCGACATACCTTCTTCCGACAAGCTTGCTTCACTCACCTCTTTTAGCCCTCGGAGAGAGCGTTGGAGGCCCACCTTCATCACTGATGGTGGAGTATCAGGGTTCCAACCCTGGAGTAAAGCTCTCGTTTCCAATCCTTGCGGTTGTGGGGCATGGTTAGCCTTTATATGCCACAGGAACAGGCTTCGACGTCCATAATTGCGGCGCCGAGAACGAGATGCAACGAGACCCGCGAAATACGGGGTCCCATCTTCAACAAACAGTAGTTTCTCTGTCCATGCAGAGTGCGCGTCAACATGCACGCACACCGTGTCATCCTCCCCAAACGGACCGAGGGGAAGACGCTCCTGGTTCACTAGTTTGGCAGCAAGCTTCCATAGCGAGCTACCAGGATAACCGATCTTAACGATGCCGTTGACTAAATGGCACCAATTCGACCGGTCACGAGGGGTCTGCCGCAAGTAGAAAGGTGTAACGTTCACACCCAGATACGAGTCGACACCGCAAGATTCGCGGAAAGGACCGTCCACGTAGGACTTATCCTCGTTAGTGACAAAACCGAGAAACCGCAACAAGCGAAGGAGAGCAGGCACACAAGAAGCATCCACGATGATGTCATCACCATAAACACTCATTGTTGTAGCACCCACAGCCTTGCAAGCTGCTGCGAACACAATGGTCTCGATACAAAACGTAGCACCATTCCCCATAGAGGAGAACTTAGCATAAGTCCCGGTACCGAACGGACCAGTGTACCCCGACGACCGAGTT